TATGGAGGTGTAAAGTTATTACCGCGATCACTCACACTGAACATGGACACTTCCATGCCCGACATGACTACAAGTATCAGTGATAAGTTCAAAGCAATGCCAGAGATAAGTTGCGTAACAGGATTTAACACTGATCCTTTGAGTACTTGGCGTGGAGCATTTAGAGAATGTGCAAAATTAGCAAGTAAAACTATTCCAGGACAAGTAGATGAAGAAACAGAGAAGCGTTTGGAAACATGGCTTACTGTTGGTGCTGAAAGACAGTACGGAAAGATTGCAATGCACGGAGCGGCATGTGGTAAGCAATTTGGAGAACACTATAGAGGCAATGTAGAAGCACTTGCAATGTTAAATGATTTTGATTATTTAGAAGAGGAGTTTAATGAACACAAAGATTCCTTTTAAGGATATTGTCAGCCTTGGACAAAAGACAATGCTGGATACTAATCTATTCAGCGTTAGTTGGATCCTCGGCAGGTTTTGTAATTACAAGTGTAGTTACTGTTGGCCTTATGCTAACACTGACAAGCCAGACTATCAGGAATTAGAAATTTATAAAACATCTATTGATGAAATTAAAAAACAAGCAAAAGCAAATGGCTTTGACAAGTTTCATTTTAGTTTTAGTGGAGGAGAGCCTACAGCATACAAAGGCTTTTTAGATTTAGTTAATCACTATGAAGATTATGAAAGTGAATACCTAAGCATACACATGACAAGTAATTGTAGTCCAGCAAAGAAATGGTGGAAGAAGTTTTTAGATGTTACAGATGTTATGGACAGAAGAAGTATTACAGCAAGTTTTCATGCAGAATTTGCAAATGAAAAAGAATTCGGAGATAAACTTTTATATCTCCAAGACGAAGGTGTACTTGTAACTATTAATCAAGTTATGGTACCCGAACTATGGGAGGAATATTATGCCAGAAGTAAAAGATTTATTGAACGGGGTTTACACGTTACTCTTAAGCCTCAGTCTGATCCTACCGCTTCTTTTGTGGTTGATGGTTATACCGAGGAACAAAAAGAAATATTGCGTACCGAAAGCGAACAATCGGTCCATCAAGTATCGCTCAAAGATGTTAATGGAGTAGAATACAGTATTGACCAAGCAGAAAGATTAAATGCTTTTGGTTTTAATAAATTTAAAGGTTGGGAATGTAATAGCGGATATCAAAGTTGTATAATTAGAAACAATGAAGTTAAACGTAGTTACAGTTGCCATGATACACCATTAGGAACATTAACTGAAGGGTTCAGTTTGTTTGATAAGCCAATGCCTTGTATTACACCAAGTTGTGTAAGCAGTGCAGATAGTAAAATACCAAAGAGAAAAATATGAAAATAGGAATAGCAGGATACGGATATGTCGGTAAAGCCATTGCCGAATCTATGAAAGACAAATACGAAGTGCTAATTAACGATCCAGCACTTGGTCATAAAGCAAGTTTTAAAGAAGTACAGGCACTTATAGTGTGTGTAAGCACACCAAGAAGTTCAGCAGGTTATTGTGTAATGGATAATGTGTATCAGGTAATAGAAAAAGCATCTAATGAGATTCCTATACTAATTAAAAGCACAATTAGTCTTGAAGGTTGGCGTATGCTTAAAGATACGTTTCCTGAAAAGGAAATAACATTCAGTCCAGAGTTTTTAACTGCCGCAAATGCAAACGCAGACTTTGCAAACACGCAACAAATTTTACTTGGTGGAGATAATACACAGTTTTGGTCAGGATTTTTTGTAGACTTACTTGGTACTGTTGATGTAAAGATTGCAGATCCAGAAGATCTTGTAATAGCCAAGTATGTACGTAACAGTTATCTTGCATTAAAGGTTACATATTTTAATCAGTTGTATGATTTCTGTGAAAAAGCAGGTGTAGACTTTGAACAAGTAAGGAAATATGTTGCAGATGACTCTCGTATAGGATACAGTCATACTAATGTAACAAAAGAACGTGGATTTGGTGGGCATTGTTTTCCTAAAGACGTAGATGCGTTCTTACATCAAGCAAAAGGATATAATACTGAACTTTCACTGCTTGAAGAAGCAGTTAAATATAATAGTAAGATTAGAAATGAAAATTGATATTCAAGATATTAAGTTCTGGATGGACGCAATTCGCAATAGCGAAGATAAAGATCGTACATTAGAAACTTTCTGGGGCGGTCAAATACAATCCAAGTTATGGTTGATTGAAACTGTCGCTGAAAAAAACAAAATGATCCGAAATGCTGAAATTGTTATACATGGAGGTTGGAATGGATTGTTAGCAAGTATGCTATTCAACAGTGAAATAGGTATTAAGAAAGTTGTAAGTGTTGATGTTGATCCTGTATGCAAAGAAATTGCAACTACAGTAAACAAGAGATACGAAATGGAAGGTAAGTTTGAAGCAGTAACCTGCGATATGGTAGATTACGAATACACAGCAGAACCATACATTGTAATTAATACAAGTTGCGAACATATTACACAAGACAAATACAAAAAGTGGTTAGCAAAAGTTCCTGATTCAGCACAAGTTGTTGTACAAAGTAATGACTACTATGAATTAGAAGAACATATTAACTGTTGTAAGAACTTAGAACAGTTTGCAAGACGAAGTTTGTTAGATGTAGATATTAAAGACGAAATAGAATTACCCAAATATAAACGTTTTATGGTTATAGGAAAGAAAAAATGATTCACAGACTTACACAATACGGTCAACTTATAGAATTAGACATCACAACAGATGCTGAGGCAATGATTGCTTGGGCAAATGAATTTGATTGGGTAAAATATAATCCACGTAAGGATATTAATCGTTGGGGTTTAAGTATTACAAGTTTAGATGGCGGTATTACAGGTGTACCAGACTTAGATAGTTTGTATGAATATAACAAAGAAAACAAAACAGGATATAACGAAAAAGATTTTAATGTGCCTACACCAGTTCTAAACAAACAAATAGAAGAAGTGTTAGAACCTTGGAAGGACAATTACTATAGAACACACTTTTTAAAGTTTGGTCCAGGCGGATTCTTTCCTCCACATAGAGATTGGAACTACAGTTCAGGTAGAGCAGACAGTTTTAGATTGATAATGCCTTTGCGTAATGTTAATCCACCTTATTTTAATTTTGTATTAGAAGATAAAATGCTACATTGGGAAGTAGGTAGACTATACTTTGTAGATACTTTAAAAATGCACTACCTATTCAATAGTGGCTTTAATGATAGTTACTGGTTAATTGTAAATGTTGATCTAAATCCAGACACTGTTAATACTACACTTGGGAGATTAAATCAAAAGTAATGTATAACTACGAAGATATTACATCAATACATTTAGAAGTAACTTCTAAGTGCCAAGCAAGATGTCCTATGTGTCCAAGACGATTACATGGAGGACCGTTACTTGAAGGCTTAGACTTGGAAGAAATATCTATTGACACTTTTAAGGAATGGTTTCCTGTAAGTTTTGTACAACAATTAAAGTTTCTTAATATGTGTGGTAACTTGGGCGATCCTATTGTTGCAAAAGACACATTAGAAATTTTTAGATATCTACGTGAAAACAATTCAGAAATGACATTGCAAATGCACACTAACGGAAGTGGTAGAACTAAAGAGTGGTGGCGCGGACTTGCAGAACTAAAAGTAAAAGTTGTGTTTGGCATTGACGGACTTGGAGATACTCATGCACTATACAGAATAAACACTAACTGGGAAAAGATTATTAACAATGCATCACAGTTTATACACGTAGGCGGAGATGCACGTTGGGACATGCTTGTATTCAAACATAACGAACACCAAGTTGATACTTGTGAAAAGATGAGCAAGGAGTTAGGATTCAAAGGATTTAGTATTAAACATACAACAAGATTCAAAGACGGTAGGTTTGATGTGCTTGATGACAACTACAAAATCACACATACCTTATTGCCGTCAAGTAAGAGTCTTGAAATGATTGCTCCGGCAAAAGAAGCACAACAAGAAAAGTTGCCTTTAATTACTTGCAAAGCAAAACAAGATAATCAAATGTACATAAGTGCAAATGGTAATGTTAGTCCTTGCTGTTGGTTAGACTTAGAATGGTTACCACAGCACAGTGGTAGTAGAATAGATTACATGGTAAAGATTGGTAAGTTTCCTAACTTGCATAAACAATCATTTAAAGAAATATTTGACAGCAACTTCTTTAGTAGTATTAGTGGTTGTTGGACTTCAACAGGACTTGCAGAATGTTCTAAACAGTGTGGAAAGTTTGACAAACTAAATGCACAGTTTGAAAGGAAGGAACATGTCTAAAACATTTTGTCCTTTACCTTGGATACATTTAGCAACAAGACCTAACGGCGATGTTAGAGTTTGTTGTACTGCTAATGCATCAGGTGCAGGAGTTGAAGATGACAAGACAGCAGGACTTGTTAAGAAAGACGGAGTAAGCATGAACTTGCGTGAACACACTATTGAAGAAGTATGGAATAGTGAACACATGCGTCGAACAAGATTGCAAATGTTAAATGATGAGATACCAGCAAGTTGTCGTAAATGTTTTGCAGAAGAAAGCAAAGGTATTGTTAGCAAACGTCAATGGGAAACAGAAGTATGGAAACAACGTTTAGACATAGATAGTATTGTAGCAAAAACAGGAGAACAAGGTGACTTACCTGTAAATGTTCCTTACTTTGATTTACGTTTAGGTAATGTATGTCAACTTAAATGTGTTATGTGTAGTCCACATGATTCAAGTAGTTGGATTAAGGAATGGAAACTAAATCATCCTAAGTATACAAACAAAGATTTAATTAACGATCAAAGTTGGAATGAAGACTTTGATTACACTTGGTATAAGAAAGGATCGTTTCTTGATTCTATGAAAGACCAAGCACAGCACATCAAAGAATTATATTTTGCAGGTGGCGAGCCTCTAATGATTCCTGAACACTATAACATATTACAATTTATGGTTGATGAAGGACATGCTGAAAATTGTTGTATTAGATATAACAGTAATGGACTTGTATTGAAACCTGAACTGTTTGTGTTATGGCAACACTTTAAAGAAGTAACATTTAACTTTAGTATTGATGCATATGGTGAAAAGAATGATTACATACGTCACCCAAGCAAATGGGCAGACATTGAAAAGAATATAAAAATACTTGATTCAAGTAATGCAAATATTAATATTAACATAGCGTCAGCAGTACAGATGTTTAATGTAGCACATCTTGATGAACTTGCTGAATGGAAACTTGATCAAAAGTTTAGTAAAGTAAATGCACAAACACAAGGCGGTATGATTAGTACACACCTTGTATACTTTCCGTCTTACTTAAATGTACGAGTGTTACCAGAAGAGTATAAACAGTTTGCTAAAAAACGCATTGAAGCATTTATAGAAAGACAAAAATTTAACACACAATGGATTCAACACCCAATGGGCCAAGTACGTTGGGAAGGTTTAATAAAATATATGATGGAAGAAGACTGGTCAGCAAAGTTACCTCAAACACTTGATTACATAAGAGTACTTGATGAACAACGTGGATTAGACTACACTAAAATATTTCCTGAACTTGGAGAGGCTTTATGCAAGTAGGATTAACAGGACACAAAGCAGGAATTGGAAAAGCATTTTACGAATTATACAAACATGATTATGTTTGGGTACTGCTTGACAGAAATGAAGAATGGGCATGTGATGTAAGAGATACTGGAAAAGCATTTGATCATTTACGTGATGTTGATATCTTTATTAACAATGTTTACTGTGAAAATACACAAAGTACACTGTTTGATATGTGGAGTGTGTTTAATCAAGACAAAGACAAGTTATGTGTAAACATAGGATCAGTTGTTGCAAATACTACAAATGATATTTTCTTTGAAGAAGATTATTACAAAAACAAATTAGAACTACACACAAAAACACATCAATGGAATAGTTTAAGACCCGA